GAAGCCATACCTCTCATTGATTCAGTAACTGGGGATTTAGTTTCCTTAATAGTAGTTAATGTTTCGTAGATTAGTTTAGCGTCTCTTACAGAGGCAGCTTTATCAAAAGCTTCCAATACCTTTACTTTTTGTGTTTCATTTAAGTTCTTAGCTCTGAAGATCTTATTAGTGTAAAGAAGTTTAGCGTTAAGTAGTTTTACTTCTGAAAGAGTTGAAGCTAATTCTTCAATTTTAGATTCCCTTTCTTCTATTTCAACTTCATTAGTAGTTCCAGCTCCTTTAAGCATACCTAAAAGTTTTTTGGCACCATCACCTACTTTTTGGGCTATGTTAAGAATTTTAGATTTTCCTTCTTCACCTCTTTTTAAATCAAGTCCTATCATAGACGGAATAGCTACACCAGCTGTAGCAGCTGCTAAAGCAAGGGCTTGTCCTGGGTTTACTCCTACTGTGTCTTGAATTTTTAATAATACATCCATTACTTCGGGTGCATTATCACGAACAAATTCAAGCGCTTGAGTCATATTCTCATTGATTTTTTCTTCATTTAAGATTTCGCTGACCTCTTCTTCTTCAGACTCTTCGTCTTCTTCTTTGAAATCAATTTCCTCTTCTTCTTCATCGCCTTCTTCTTCCTCATAGTTTTCACCGGCTTCTAATTCGCCAGCGGCAACCATGTCGGCAATTACATCCTCGATTAGGGATTTAAGATCTTCTTCTGACATGTCTTTAAGATCGATTTCTTCCTCTTCACCTTCACCTTCTTCTTCAGATTCTTCCTCTTCGGTTTCCTCTTCTTCTTCAGCTTCAGTTAGACTTTCTTCGGTCTTTTTTTTCATGCTTTCAGTTTTTTCTTCATCTTCGAGTTCGGCTAGGAGTTCTTCTAGGTTAAGTTCATCTAGATCTTTTTCTTCCAAATTACCTTTAGGGGCAGAGCTAAAAGCATTACCTACACCTGTTTCATCTGGGTCGTTAAGGGTACCTAAACGTTCTTCCATGTTGTCTCCTTCACCGTAGTTCTCATCAGTCATCTCGGCTTCTTCTATTTCCTCCTCTTCAAGTTCCATTTCCTGCAATTTAGCAGCAAATTTTTGTTGTAAGTAAGGAGTAAATGCTTCCTCGAGAGCTGCTTTGGCATTAGCGATAGCCGCTTCTTTAACAGATTTAGCATCGGCAATAGCCTCCTTTAAAAGGTCTCTACTGTTTGACATTTTCCTCAAAATTTAGTTTGCGGGGTACGGTTATTATTTTTATGAACCGTAATAAGATTTATATACATCCCAATGTTATATAAAAGATAACATACTAGGGTCTGTGATACATATATAAGGATCTCTCAAAAACGAAAAATAAACCCCCACATCACTGTGGGGGTTAGACCAAGGATATTATCCAAGGGGGTGTTTGCCTAAGGTAGCAGGCTTCTTAAATATTATATAATAGGGCAGGTACCTTTAGCACATAGGATATCTGTTAAGATACCATTTACTTTACCATAAGAATTTCCTTTATATTCTTTTCCTTCGTTTACTAAATGCATATATGAGCCTGGATTGGAAGGAGTTGAAACGAAGTCCCAACATAGGAGTTCAAAATCGTCTTGTACCTCCATCATATTACCACTCATAGGTTTTAATGAACCCATACCACGTGATGATACACCTACCATTACTCCATTGTCAATAAGTGCCTTAAGTATATTACCTGATACTGTCGGTAAAATTTCGATTTTACCTATTACTTTATCACCGCTCCACCATAAGTCGCGAATGATGTGGCTTACATTCTTTAGGTTGATAATAGACGAATCTGGGTGGTCTAACTCACCTGTAGCTCTATTTTCTTTAACTACAGTTATATATTTGTTTATTTCACGCTCCCAAAGGTCTTTAGAATAATATCTACCATTACCATTCTTTACTTCAGCGGTTGCTAAAGTACCTTCAACAATAGGATTACCAGCTGGAGATTTATAGCCTTCAATTAGTTGGACAGGAGCAACCTGAAACGGGAGGGTTTCTATAAGTATTTGTTTCATTACTTTTTCTTTGGTAGGTCGCCGTATCCGCTTGCTTTGTATTTTCCTTCAGCAGGTTCACCTTCACCTAAACCAGCTACATCTTTAGTGTAGCCAATGCCTTTAACTCCAAAAGCCGCGTTCTCAACATAAAATGAAGAGTTTTTAGCTAGATTTTTTCTAACAATTTCTTTTAATTCGTCTACTGTTTTATCAGTATTCTTAGGATCCTTCATTTCAGCGTAGTATCCTTGTAAGAACTCTTCACCATAAACATTATCAATGATTTTTTTATCAGAGTAATCATATCCTGTTTCTTTTTGGTTATCAACTACTTCTTTAGAAAGTTTATTGTTAACAGCTTTAGTATCTAAAGCACTAAAGGGTTTTGGGGCTTTAATAGGATTTTCTTGTACTGAGGCTTCATTTAAGTAAGCATCCCATGCTTTAAATGGATCAAAGGTACGTTGAGTAACAACACCACCACCCATAAGTACTTCATTTAAAATGCCTTTTTGTTTTAGGATAGTAGCAGCTTCACCATAAGTAGCAAAGTTAGTTACATATTCAGGAAATAATCTACGGGCAGATTTTAAGAACATATCTTTATGTCCTTTACCTTCTTGGATTAAATTGTATTGTTCTTGTAAAGTTTTCATATTATCTATATAATAAAATTGCACCAGAAGATAAAGAAGCGCTAGTTACAACAAGTGGTATTGTTGTGCCTGCTGGTATGATCCAGTCAGTAGCTGCTAATTCTGAGTTATTAGCATCTTTTAAGCCAGTGATAGTTGCTGATCCAGATACAACTGTAAACCCAGCAAATGAGCCGGTCACTGATGTAGTTGTAACTAATCCGGTTGCGTTTACAGGTATAGCCATTTATTCGTTTTTTAATAATTCTTCAATATCATCTAAGTAACTTAGAATTAAATCTGTTGGTTTAACAACAGCATATGATTCCGGTTTTTCATTGTAGTATGCTATAGTTTCATCTTTAGCATTATCTATAGCTGGGTATAAATTATTTAAGCGTTGAGTAATTTTATCAAAAGCAGCAATGCGTTCTTCCTGAAATTGTTTTCTTCCAGGATCGATTTCGTTTACTTGTGTTTTTTTTAATTTATACTTGTACATATCTATAAATATTATTTACCCCATAAATATTTAGTGTCTATAGCTTTAGATTGAGCAGCTAGTTTCTTAGGATTAACTAGTTTATACTTAAAATTTTTAGTATAATAATTGTTAGTTACCCCTTTAGCTCCTGCTTTAGGTCCTTTACCTAATGAGGCACCTGGACCTTCTTCTACTTTCTTTTTGTAAGCATACTTAGCTCCAGATTGAGGACCTTGTCCTACTTGGAAACCACTAGCTCCAGGACCACCACCAGTACCAGTCATTTCAAATAGACCTTTTAAAGCACTATATTCAACTGGGTAATTTTTTCTCAGGTGGGTTCTAATTTTATTTCTTAAATCTCTATATTCTTTAATATATCTTAAAAATTCAGAATCATTTCTTATTTCATCAGTAGTACGAATGCCTTCTAAAGTCTCTAAAGCTCTGTTTAGGTCTTTTACAAGCATTTCAAAATCAGGAACATAAACAACGTCAGACTCAAACTCATCCTCTTTACCAGGAGTAGGTACGAGTTTAAATTTTTTACCACGGATGGCTTCCTTAATTTTATTTGACAATTGATCCATTGGCTATTTTAAGTTCTTCTACTAATTCACAATATTGGAGTAGGTCAACTATATTCTCGTTTTTAATAGGTTGTGTTTTATCTACTTCAACGATAAGAGGTAATACCTCATTTAGTTTAATTTGAACAGCCTTATCTGTTACATTTTTATTAATAATAGCCAACTCTTCTTTAAGTTGTTGAATTCTATTATTATAGAATGTTCTTAGTTTAGGGGTTGAGTCAACTGAAGTAATAAATTCTTTAAGTACTTCTTTTTGTGACTCATATAAGTTTGAATATTTACCGTTAAATTTCTCTAATAAGATTTTGTAAGTTAACATTCTTATATCCTTATCATAAGTTTGAAATTCTTGTAGAACTTCATCTTTTATTTTTTCTTCCTTAACAACTGAGGTTGATAAATGTTCTAACAGTGTAAACTTATTATCAATTAATTGGGTAGGATTAGTTGAATCAGTTGTATATTCTGCTTCAATTAAAGTATATAAAGCAGCGTAAGGCTTATAATTGGTAAGTTTAGTTTTAAAGAACTCATCTAGATCATAATGTTCCTTAATCTCATTAATTAAGTTATATTTTTGTCTACGTAAAGATGATCTATTAAGTTTCTTAGATGACTCTAGAATAGTTTGAATTAAAATATTAGCTTTAGCCTCAGTTACTTTATTAGTCTTATTTAAAGTTTCATATAATTTTAATTCTTTCCCTAATTCACTTTTTACAAAGTATTTCTTAATAATATTTAAGGCCTGGGATTGACCTCCATTAAGAGTATCTGCTGTTATTTGTCTAACAAGCAGTTCAAAAAGAATACCAGTATTTTTATATTTTGAATGCTTAATATTCATTCTATCTAGGATTTATTATAAATATATAAAGATATTTACTCAGTCAGATTAGACTCATCTAATAATGATTCAGCTGATTTATTTTTAGCGTAAACTATCTCTTTACTTAATGACTCTAGTAAAGCTTTATTTTTACTTTCTAATGCTAAAGGTGAACCTCCTTTGTAGTTAGGTGTGCCATATCCTTCTTGGTCATCTTTTTTATTATCTTGACGACCTAGTCTATCTCTACCTAAAGCATTTTGTTGAGTATTGATATTAGATGCTTTTTCTTTTGGTCTACCTAATTCAGCTTTTTCATCATATCCATCAGGCAATGAATTATCAGCATATCTTTCTCTACCATATAAAGATGCTAGATCATGTGGTGTACCATATGAACGTCCAGTTTCAACTGGGTCGTTACCTTCTTCAGTAATTTGTTGGATTCTAAAGTTACGTTTAGCGTCTTCAACTGCTAAGTCTCTATACTCATCATATTGGTCAGCACTAAACTGGAATATATTATCGTAAATCCAATCTGAAGGAATAATTTTAGTATCTAGCATTTCTTTAGCTAGGGCTACTTTTTCCTTTAATAGATTAATTTTTTCTTGTTCAGCAATAATAGATGGAGTAGTTAAATTAAGTTCAAAGTTTGTTAAACTTTCTCCATCATATCCTTGAGTATAAAGGTGTACTAAAGCTATCTTATATAATTCAGATAGAGCAATTCTTTGAATACGATCAATTGTACGAGCAAAACGTATATCTTCAGCAGCTAAAGTAGCTTTACCTGTCAAGTCTTTTTCATAACCCATAAAGGCTTTAGGTACCTTAAGGGCAGCGAATAACTTATCTCTTAGATAAGCTACGTCTTCAATACCATTATATTCTAAACCTTTTGTAGTTTCAATTTTAGTAGCTGAGTCATTTCCTCTTACTGGGATATAGAAGTCCTCAAGTAAGTTTTGCATGTTATATTTTTGGTTGTACTCACCTGTTTTTTCATCCATTAACGGAGTACGTTTCATGGTTGCAATAGTTTTCTGCATAAATGCTTCAACTTCTTGAGGTGGAATATTACCTACATTAACATAAAAAATACGTTTTTCTGGGGCGCGAGCAATTCTATGGATAAGCATTGCATCCTCCATCAACACATATTGTTTGTAAAGACGACGAGCTGGTTCTAGATATGAACGACCATATGGAAGATAATTAACATCTGTTAATAAACGGAAGTGAGCTATCTCATAGTTATCAAATACAATTTGATTTTCAGATGGTTTAGTATTTGGGGTTGAATAATAACCTGAGCCACCTGTATAATAACCATCTGGTGAATAAAGGAATTGTACTTTAGCTGGGTTTTGCATATCAAAGTTTTCGCGTCTTTGAATATGATATGCTGTATAAGGAATTACATTGTATACACCAAATTTTTCTGCAATTTCTAGCTTTAAGAAGAAATCACCATACTTACACATTTGGCGAGTCCAAGACCATAAATTGAACTCAATGTTAAGTACATCATAGAATAAGTTGTAAAGAATTTTTTGAATATCATCATCACTACTTCTAATTTGAAGTACCTCACCCATATCATTCTTTAAAGTACATTCATCAGCAATAATATCAAGAGCAGAAGCTACAATAGCATCTGTATCCATTGTATCATAGTCACTATATAGATAAGTTCTAAGATACTGGTATTGTAAGTTAAATTGCTGGCCTAAAAGAGAGGTAGCAGCTGGGTTAGTGTAAATTTTATTAAACTTATCTATTAATGAGTTAGTTTGAAATTCACCACTAGTTTGGATTTTATCAGTATCAACTACCTTAAGTTGATTTCCTCCTTCATTCCTGATGATGACATCAGTTGAAAAGAGTCTTTTTAGTCTTGAAAAAATACTAGTATCAGCCATTGCTTAAATTATTATCATAAATATTAAAGGAGCCATCTTAGATCCTCTTGTTGGTTTCCTATTTTTTGCATATAGGGATTTTGGGTTGTGTTAGCATTATATACACCTGCTGTAGTATTTTTAGCCATGTTGCTTAAAGCGGCTCGGGTCATATCAAGTCCTTGTTGTTGGAATTTAAGTGAAGTATCTCTTAAAAACATTCCAATACCAAATGACATTACTAAGTCATCATTATAACCAGATTGAGCTTCAGGTCTACCATTACGCCATATAAATACTTTCATTTCCTCTAATAGACGTTTAGAGTTGATAGTGACACTTCTATCACCTACATATTCTCTAAATTTATTTACTATTAAAGGTCTTGTTTTCATTGACATTGTGAAACCAGGAGTTAAACTATCACTAAATTCATATCGGTTAAAATACGACTCAGCTGTTAATTGATCACTT